AAACTTACATTAGGTCTTGCGGCCGAAACTACCTGTTTAGTAATCTCGCTTTTTGGTGACGTAACACCAAAATTCTCTAGGCTAACGCGAAAGCGATAGCTTAGTTTGGGCATTAACAGACCCTGGGTTGGAGAACTTTGGTTACTGGCCAAAGGCACTGTAAATCTTGTTAAGTTTGAAATAGGCATGTTTGTTTAGCTCCTAAAGGCTTTGTTGTATTTATAATTTTCTGACCAGAAATTTTCCACCATAAAAAAAGCCCACTGTTACATGGGCTTCTTTATTCAATTGCATGCTAATTAACCTAGGCTTGCAATTTCACCAGTGTTCTTGATACGAACCGGAATATAAATGAACTCAACTGCCTTAACAGGCTCAATGGCAATGTCAATATACAATTCATTGCGATCAATTCTGTCCGGGGTATTGTTGGTTTCATCGCACACTACTAGGTAGTCGTAAAGAGCACGATTGCCAACTAGTTCGTTAAAGAAACTTTCAACCTGTTGTTTGATTTCGTCACGTGTTAGCTTGTCGTTTGGTTCAAACAAATATGGCTTAACTAGACGATCAAGTTGTGTACGGATATACACAATTAAACGTGCTACGTTGATTCGATCCAGGGCGCTGTTTGCCGCACTCAGGGTCTTTTGACCATAGTTAACAATACCACCTGTTGGTAGAACTGTCAACGGATTCATCTTGTTCAAGTACATGGTATCACGTAGGCCTTCACTTAGAACCACAGTTTCAAACTCGCGTGTGTTAGGATTGATATAACCAACGTTTGATGCATTGTCAATTACACCACGACGTAGACCAGCTGGTGCAAACCATGGGAAGCTGACTTGATCGCTTAGAGCAATTGTGCGTAGCATGATATGACTTGGGGGAACAACTGCATCGTTGCCTTCTAGGTCTGTGGTAAATCCGCTTGGATAGAATACTGCCGCATAATCATAGGCTGTGGTCAATCCATTATCACCGTTGTTAGGTGAGCCAGCAGTGTTCTGGGCCCAACCCTGTAGTGCATTGCTGGTTGGTGCTAGACGCATAGGTGTGTCTGCCACAATAAATGCTGTTTGGTTACGATCGTTATTTAGAACCACTAGTGGTTGTAACATTTCAACGTATCCGGGAGCAGCCAACAAGTTAAATGCACGTTGTTCTGCACGAATATCTTCGTTGCTGTTGATCAAGGCAGTCATAGCTTGAACAATCACAGCACGCTGAGCCTTGCGGCCCATATATGGCGATCCATCGGTTTTATTACCGCTGTCATTAACCCAACGAGCCGCTGTGTTTGGCAGAGGTGAGCCGCCCATACGTTCGTTGCCTGCTGGATAATCTGTAGCATTTAGATAATTACCAACATAACGACGCACAACACCGCCGCTGATACGTGTATTCCATAGCAGTGTGCCGCGTGGATATAGATCTGGATCAGGTGCATCTGGATCTAGATAGTCGCTGGCCAATAGGTCCATTGCATCTGTACTGCCGGTGCTTTCACCGTCATCAGTATTACGTGCATCGGCAAACACAATACCATTTTCTGTAGTTTGATCAGTATTATCAATAGCGACCCATTCGCTGTTAGTGTAGCGATATAATACTGGATAGTTTTCAGTGTCGCCAGTATCTAACCATAGATCACCTTCTTCAAGTGCTGTACCATCTGTTTGCTCTTCTGGTGTGCTGGCGCTGGTAATAACACCTTCGGGATCACAGTTAGCATAAACGTTCTGATAGCCTTTCCAGGTAGAGCCATCATGAACCATGACGTCTACCTTGCTGGTGTTAGTATCATACCAACGACGATCTTCTACCGGAGCGTCTGTTGGCTCGCTGGCCTTGGCTGTGTAGGTCAACTGTAACCAATTGCTGTTGGTTCCCACATTAATACCTGCGCCTGCTAGGGGACTTCCTGTGCCATCAACTAGCACAACGTCGCCGCCTTTGGCATGCAGAATACTAATACTGCCGTCTGCGTTAATTCTTGCGCTAACATCTGTGATATTGGCCGCGCTAACTGCTGTAACAAAATCCGCCGAAGTACCGCCTGTCAGTGTTACCACAGTGCCGTTTAGTGTAAAAGCATCGCTAGTTGCCAGTGCAGGTGATGTAGCTGTTCCAGTTACTACCAAGGGCACAGCACCTTCCCAACGGAAAATCTTGTATCCAGCTAGTGTTGATCCGGTTGGGTCGTATTGAACATACAGTTTACCAGCTGAAATTGTGCTTGGATCATTGTTTTGTGCTAGAGCAGTAACTGCCGCTGTATTGTTAGCATACAACGGGGCTGGTACAGTTTCCCATGTATCTGCGCTGGTAAATTTCTTTACCACAATGTTAGCACCACTATTTGGGTTTGTGGTTTTAACCCATACACTACCCGAAGGACGAGGTGTAGCATCTGTAGATTTCCACGATGGAACCGATGTATGCTTGCTTAGTTGTAGCGCAGGAGCCGCATAGCTACCTGCGGTTAAACCTAGTGCAGTTAGCAGGCCTGCTGTTGAGCCTGCGCCAATAGTCACTGTGCTAGTCGACTTAATTACCAACTTATTGCTCACTGCGGCTGCAACAATGGTTGAGCCAAATGCGCCGCCTGCAGAGTTAATGCTGGTTACCACACTGGACAATGTAGTACCTGTGGTAGTGATATTTGTTCCATTAATTACCAATGTTTGACCGGTACCTACAGTTGGGCTGGCCACTGTACCTTGTACTGCGGGCCAACTTAGTTTCCATGCATTAGATCCTACTTGTACCCAAGTATTGCTGATATTTTTATAGTAAACAGGGTTGCTAGTTGATGTGGCTACAACTGCGTAGTCACCAATACTACCAAATGCTTGAATTGGTGCGCTGCCTGTTACGTTTGCGCTGTCAACAATGACCTTAGGAACTGTAACGTCAAACGCCTGATTGTCTGCGTCCCATGCTAGTACACCCCAACGAGTGGCACTAGATGTATCTAACCAATATGTGCCTGCGGCAACGTTGCCGGTCGGGGCAGTTGTGCTACCTGTAAGTTCTGCTAGATCAATATCAGCACGAACAACGTAAGCACGATTGGCTACACCTAGGAAACTGTACGCGGCAAAAAGACCGTACTCATTTAATTCATGTCCATGAATCGGTGTTCCTGAATTGTCTGTATAAAATTTTGGTGTGCCAAACAAGCTGGCTAGCTCGCGCTGGCTACCAACTAGGTTAATTTTTCCTGCGTTGGCTTTGGTAGTTCCGGCCGCTATTGCTGTGCCGCCTGGAATGGTTTTGTCTTGTTCAGTGGCCACAACCACTAGGGGAGTAGTACCTTGGTCTGCTGGAAGGTAAAAACTCTCATTAATGATTGTAACTTCTGATCCTGGTGAATTAAGTGCCATTTTGATTCCTCACAATTGGTTATGAATATTTAGCGCATAAAGACTAAAAGACCCTGTTTTAGATAGAGAAAAAGGGCACGAAAAGGCATGAATAAATATGTCATGCGTCCATTGTGTAAAGTCTGTAAGAAAAAGGCCTGTGCTGTCAACTACTACAAGCAAGAAAAGCCTTTCTATAGGTCCATGTGCGACAGTTGCAATCGTAACGGCGGCAAGCCCAGAGGCCTAGCTAGATGGCAAGTATCAGGATACAAGAAAAAAGACGTTTGTGAAAAGTGTGGCTTTAGAGCCAAACATCCAGACCAGCTGGATGTTTATCATGTTGACAGTGATTTGAATAACTGTAGAGTCAGTAATCTAAAAACAGTATGTGCTAACTGCCAACGTATTCTTCATCGAGAGGGGATAAAGTGGCGTCAAGGGGACCTCGTACCAGATCTTTAATCTGTGCAAATAGATCATCAATAGTACCATTGTTATCTAGAGTGTGATCTATAGCACCGCCCACCCAACTGGTTTCGCTGGCATGAATTTTTAATGATTCAATTTTGGCCTTGCTGATTGCCCAACTCATGTTTGTTGGGCCCGAATTCACATTTACAGCATCATGATACCATTCGGGATCTGCACCTCGTTTGACTCTGACCACTAGCCCACCGGCATTGTGAATTGCTTTGATTTCGTTAGGAAAGCGCACATCACTAATAACAATATTGTCCCGAGTTTTACGCATCTTGTTCTCGAGACTGGCAATCCAAATGTCATCGTGAAAGCCTTGACGGCATACTTCAGTGCCCCAGTATTGTAGAATCCAGCGAGGAGTAAGGTGTGGGATGCCCAATCTTTCGGCCCACCACTCATCAACTTGCTCACGCCATTCACGTGCTTCTTTAGTACGGCCTTCTAGTAGAACTCGATCCCAACCAAATACTGCGGCCACAGCGTCCTTGAGAGTGTTGGCAAACGAATCCCGTCTAAATCCGTAAAAGTTAACCAGGTAGTCTGCGGCAGTATCTTTACCCGAACCAATAAATCCCACAAATCCAATAATCATATGATTTCTCTAAATGAAAAAGTTATGTGTAGTTTAGCAAAATTCTAATCTTAGGTCAAGATAGAGGAGGTATTTTTGTCAAAGATTTTGTTCCAAGCCACCATTTACCTAGGGGGCACACACTATAACTTTTTGTGACCACTGTGGGTGCATAGCATTGACACTGTTGACAAAACTTGGTTTCTTGATTCAGTTCGGGGCAACTTAGACAAATAGTGTAACGATTTTGTGCTTCAGTAATGGGTACATAGTACTTGGCATTTTCAATTTTTTCTTTTATTTCTTTTTGCCGGTTAGCACGATATTCTTCCATTTCAGAAGCAGGTGGTAAAATTTTAATCTGTTGATCTGACACAATCTACTCCTCTAATTTTGCCGCATGTTCCTGATACTCTTGACCCCGATCCCATAGACCAATAGGACAGCGTAATCTAGCCTGTGTGACCTTCCAAGGCATAAAACAGCAACATATATTGCATATTCGTGTACTTATTATGAAATGTTCGCAAGATTTACACATGGCATATCGAGTCTGTGCTTCTTGTTTAGACACAAACCATTTACTCAAGGTGGCATCTCCATAGTTCTCGAGGCCAACCCTGGTAATTATAAACACCATAATGCCATAGTCTGCAATTTGCCCATATGGCCAGCTGGCCTTGTTTCCAGGTATGAGTATAGGTGTACTCAGGTCTTGTTACATGTTTTTGTAAAAACAGGATTATGTTGCGACTTTCATCTTCAGTAAAGCCTTCAAATTTAACAGCCTTGCTGGGGCTTAGATATATGCAGGGAGTACCAGCCGGATCTTTTGTGATCAAAGGTCTGGTGGTATTTTGATAAGCAGATTCTAACCATTCTTTGAGCTTGACTAGATCTTTAGGTGTTATATTTTCAATATTACCGCCAAGATACTCTAGTTCCCAATCCCGCTGACTGTATCTTTTGTTAGGCTGTCTATAGTGTACAATTTTTAAGTCATTGATCATTTGCCTATATGCAGGACTCAAATCCCTGTAGGCTTCGGCCGAGTCAGCAAACATGGTATGTCCAACATTGGGTGTTATAACATTGCCATACAGTATGGTATAGTTGATAACAGGGTCGGCAAATACCACATCCAGGTGCCAATCACCAGTCATTCTATCATTCCACCTTGCGCCGGCCTGGGGAAACAGCACATGATTTTTGTCAACATGATTGATTGTACTAACTGGTTCTCGCTTGGATTTAGAATAGGCAAATTCAATTGGGCGAGCAATTGTGCTAACAAAATCTAAAAATTTTGCTTGGCTGTCAAAATAACAATCTTCAATGATGGCCAGACCATGGGTGTGTATGTGATCAAGAACCTGTTGAGAGCAGAACTCGTTCGAGTGAATCGATATGCAGGGTATATTAGAATTCATTAACCAATGATAAAGCTATACGGAGTGCCGTTATCAACGTAATTCTTGAGCTCATCTTCTAGACGAGTCATTTCGGCCAGAGCTTCTGCTTTAAGGGCAGTGCCGTTTAGTGTAGTGCCACCGCCTGGACCTGCAATGCTACCAAACTTTTCACGAGCTTCGCCAAGCATTTGTTTGCATACTGCCAAGGTGTAATCACGCAACCACGGAAAAGCATATTGATCCATGAGTAACGAAGCGTCGGGTCTGTGGTTGTACTGCCACACAAGTACATTTTCTTGTGTGTTAAATTTACGCATGATAATCAATTTTTTGTTCTGTGGATTAAAACTAAAATTTAGATACACACCAAACATGCGAGCAGACAGCTCTTGATACTGACTAAACATTTCGTAGGTTGCAAGGCCGCCCATGCGCCCAGTGTTGATTAAGTAAGTGTTGATAAATGCAGTTTGAAAAGGATCAAATACTGTACTGTTAGGAGTAGTAGTGCCAATACCCCGACGATATAGACTACGCACATTGACACACTCTTTGGGCATGATGTACTCTGTTTGTTCTGGCTGTATCTGCAGGAAAGCATAGCTTTCCTCAACAGAGTTACTGCTACGCTGGCGATAGCGATCAATGGCTGTAGTCAGGGCCACTTCATAGTGTGCGGGGTCTAGCTCAACATCGACCATGCCGCCGCCTAGGCGAACACGCACAAAGTCAACGATTTCCTTTTTAGTTGTCATAAGGTATCTCCTTAGATATTTATGACACTTTGAGCAGTAGAGTATCCTCGTTGATGCGACCGTTAAGTTTGACGTCTACAGAGTTGATTTCGTCTAGGAATTTACGT